TAGCGCAACAGAATTAACGTCTGAACTAGTAACGCCTTTTTTTTGCAACTTTTTCTTGGCTGCATCCGTTGCATCAAAGAAGTTTCCTATTTCTTTTGACAGGCTTGCTACGGTTTTTCCCGCCGCCAGTCCTGTCTTCAGCCCTGCAAGAATTGTAATGGGGTCCATTGCTACCTGCCGTCTGAGTTAATCGGGCGTCTTGTTAGGTATTCCATTGTGTTTTCTAGGGTCTTGATCCTAGCTTGCAGTTTAATGATCTGGTTAAACTGAAGCAAAAACCCTTCTTGAGTTTCGTATACGTCTTCAAACTCTTCATAGATTTCATCAATAGTTTCGCCACCGTCTTCCTCTACTTCTATGATGTAATCTATAATTTCATCTATTCGTTCAGTGTTTTCTTCTACATCACGAATAAGATTTGTGCGATCAGTTGCGTTGTTCTCAATGGTAAGAGTTTCAACTTGCTCTGTTAGACCTTCAATAATTGAAGCTTGAGAGCTTGCATACCATATACCACCGCCCACGGTACTAACTATTGCCACCACCGCACTAGCAGCAACAGCTATATTTACCTTTGGAAGCTCCACATCATCACCCCATAATGGTCATTCTAACGAGTAATAATAAACTTGCGCCAGTAATACAGATCATAATCGCTTCCATACGCTTCATACGATTATACAAGTCTTTAAACTGTATTTTCATTTCAGTCTGTATTTCAATCATCTGCTTTTCCAGTGCATCTATGCGTGAGTGCGCTGATTGTACTGTGCGCTTACTCATTAATATGTACCTTCCCAAACTCTAAGCTTGCTAAACTCGTTACTCATCAGTTTACGTTTTAGCACATCTTTGACAGCCTGGGTATCTGTCCATTGCACGCCAGCTTCTTTTAGCCACACGCCAAGTAATGCCATATCGACATTCCCGACGTGCTTATAATCAGAGCCAAAGCTATTATCAGAATGTTGCCTTGCGTGTTCAACATCCTTGAGCATATCATTAGCGTCATGCGTGTTTTTAATGATTAACGTATCATCTTCAAACTTATATGACTCGCCAATTTTAGCCATTATTGCCATGCCTCATTAATATCTGCTGTTTGCGGATCATCAGCTTTTAGTGTGCCGTCATCGTTTCTAGCACGTTTCTTTTTCTTAGCTACTTTCTTCGCAGGCTTTGGGTCTGCTTTTAGCACCTCAAAAGCATTTGGCTTCATAACCATAATCTTTTTTACTTCTGCTTCAGGAAGCTCAACCTCATCACCACCCCTAAAGATACCTTGAGATGTTGATATGCTTCTATCTTTTACTAAAACTTTCATTTTAATCTCCTGTTAAAGTAGGGGCAGTTTTGCCCCTACCTATTATCTTATTATGAAGTTGTGTTATCAGCAATAATGCCGTTAGCTTTTTCGCTTTTAGCACACAAAGTAAGCTCAGTAACGATTTGTCTCTGAGTGTTATCACCAGTTTTTGCAAGCTCAGTGTTTTTAGTTGGACGCAATGTTGCGATCTCCCACTTGTCATCCTGCATGATGAAAACGTCACGACTTCTGTTCTCGCGGCTAGGCATAAACTCTATAGTTCCCCACGGAGTTGTATATACTGCCAAGCTTTTGATTACACGCTCGTCAGATGCTTGCACTTGTGAACGCTGGTTGTTGTTACCAGTAAAGCCCAATGCAACATTCATCTGAAACGCAGATAGATACACCGTGTCTGGCTCTCCACCGTTTTCCCAAATTGATTGCATAACAGTATCAAACTTAGTTTGTGAGAACGCTGTTGGAGTACCATCGTCTGTACGAGCGTCAGTACCGTCACCAGTTGGGTTTGCACCAGAGTTACCAGATTGGAAGTTTACGTTTGTAATCAACCAAGCTGGAGCGCCTGCCAACTCTCTCGCAGTAGATGCGTTACCAGCCACTTTTGCATTATTGTCAAATAGCGCTTTCTCTATATCGAGTTTTTGCTCTTTGGCAATTTTTACAATTTGGTAGGCCATCTCACGCTGTCTTCCAGCCTTGTTAAGGCCTTCATCAGTGTCAGATACGATTACCGCATTTTTGAAGATTTGTGTTCGGTTGTTAAGACGAACAGTTGCTGTGGCAGCTTGCGCTGCTGTTGCGTCACCTTCAATGTGAGCGTTTGCGGCACTGTTACGAAGTGTATCAGTCTGCCATTCTACCAACGTATTGCTGGCTGTTGTTTTAGGACACTTACTATGAAACGGAGTGGCCTCTGGAGTAATGTTATTGATAACATCGCTCAAGTCTTCCCTAATCCCTACTTGATCGTAGCTATCAAAGGTATTTGCTGGTTGTGCCATTAATCTATTCCTTTCAACGGCTTATAGCATTTGTTAATGCTAAGTTTTCATAATTAAGTCGATTGCATCTTCCATTCGACCTGTCTTTTGCAATTTTTGAAATTGCTTACGCTTTAGTGAACCTTCTGGATCAGCTACCTTTTTAGCACCAGCTTTTACAACAGGTTTGGCTTTCTTGCTTTTAGCTTCTGCCTTTTTGCGATTTGCAACAATACGCTTATACTTCATAGCATCATTAGCCATTTCTATGTAGCGTGCATCTGCGGTTAGAGCGATTTCTTCATCGCTAAAACCATATTCACGCCCAACGCCCATCAACGCATCCCAGTGAGCTTTGCTCTTGCTAGTGTCTGCGAGTTCGGGAATTTTGGTTTTAATAATATCAGCTTGTTCTGCAAGATATACCCGATGATCTTCATCGGCTTGCTTTTGTCGCTGTTCGTTAAGTTGTTGTATTTGCATCTGCTGTTGCTGGTAACTTTGCATATCAGCATCATATTTAGCTCTTTGCTCCATATAAGAAACAGGGTCACTTTCAGCCAAAGCCTGATCTGGCAACTGAGGTGGTGATATAAAGCCTTGTTGTTGAGACTGATTATAAAGATAGTTTACCGTTTGCTCACGTTGTAAGATTTCAGAAGTCTTTTGCTCAATTTGCTTTCGCATATCAGCCACTTCTTGAAACCTTTTGTTTATTGCGCTTTGACCTGAATAACTTTGCTTTAACTGATCTATTGTTACCGTTTCTTCCTTGCCGTCTGCTTTGACGGTGTAATACTCTGGCTCGACAGTTTCTTCTTCAATGTCATCTGCTTCAATATCAGCATCTAATAATTCCTCATCAGATACCTCTAGCTCATCAAGTTCCTCAGTTTCTTCAACTGCTTCCACTTCAGCCTCTTCAGCTTCTGGAGTTACAGATGTTTCTTCCTCAACTTGATTAGTTTCGCCTGTTTCTTGCTGCGCTGGCGCTATGATTTGTTCAATCGCGCTTTCCATTGTGTCAGTCGCTTCCACGGTACTGCTCCTATTGTTTGCGATCTAAGAGTGTCTCTGCTGCAATAGCGGCGTCAAGCTGCACTTCGATCTGGTTTAATGCACGCAACATTGCGTGCGCCTCTTCACGTTGCTCAACGTCTTGAGCCGCGCTAGTCGTAAAAAGCCTAATTTGCTCATTACGAACATCCTCAACAAACTGCATGAATGCAGTATCGTTTTTTAACCTTTTGGCATCATCTGCCTGTATTCTTATATCTGTTATCAAATACCTGCCACTCTCATCATAGCTTCGTTATGCATACGTTCTTTGTCTTGCTCTGCTTTTATTTTAGCAATATCTACAGAGCTTCCGTATTGACCTATAGTTTTAGCTGCATCTACATATAGGTCTTGTGCCATTTTATCTCTAGCTAAATCGTCTTTCATAGCCATTTCATGCATCTTACGTTGATTTTCCATTTGTGCTTTTGTCATTTGAACTTGTGCATTTGTTGTTGCCTTCATGGCCTCTGCCTGGGCAAGAGCTTGGGCAGGGTCGGCTTGCTGTCCTTGCATCTGCGCCATTTGTGCTTGCTGTTGTTGTTGCATCTGTAATAGTTGCATTTCTATTTCTGGCGTAATTGGTGCAAAGTAACGATCTGCATTTCTAATACCGCTCGATGCTAATATGTCTGCAAGAGTGTTACGGATGTTTGTAAGCGACACTAAGCCATTCATAGGGCCGTATGTCTGATACACCATAGTTTGTTGTTGTAGAGCTAACGACAAAGCGCCCATCTTGTCCTCTTCTCTGCCAGTGCCAAGACCTACGTTAATGCTAATATCCATATCTATGTCAAAAGCTTTAGGATCGACAGGCTGGAAACGTCCGTTCATACGCATCATTGCGCCGTTTTCCATGTTCTTTTGTAGTAATCTTAACATCATTCCAAACAAATCTCTTGCACCATCTGCTAAGTTACGCACCATGACTTCTACTTGTCCGGCAGCGGCTTGCACAGTGGCTTGCACAGCAGCTTTAGTTGTTGACTGCATGGCATCAGGGTCTAGCCCCATAGACGCTCTGGTAACGCCTGTCTTACCCTCTACAAGCTGATCTAGGTATGTAAGTGCGCCTAGCGTCTGTCCTGCGGTAAATGGCACAGCTAGGTCCTGGACCGCACCAGGCTGTCTCATACGCACAATCGCGCCAATCTCATTGTTTAGCACATCATCTATGTTAACTGCGCCATCGACTATACCAACGCGAGGATTGTTGGTCATCGCCACGTTATCGAGTATGCCACGCAATATGCTTGTTGCCGCATCCTGGTCATCAATAACAATGTCTGCAATGCTTCTGCCATAAAAGGTGTGCGGCTCTGGATCAATCTCAAATTTTGCAAAAGGTATTTCGTCTGCGAGTTCGTAATCTAGCAGTTTGTACTTTGTCCCGCCGCACAAGAACTTGTGTAACACAGCTACGCCTGTGCCGTCCACATCCATACGCATATATGCTTCTGTTACAGTAACCTGGCGCATAGATGGGTCAGAGCTTGTTTCATTAAAATCATCTGAATAACCTTGACGCTCTTGTCTCTCTGCCTCAGTCATTTCTGAGCCTGCATCAAAGCTATCTAGTTTTAAAACTTCATCTGCATCAAACCCCATAAATATTAAATCACTAGCACGCATTTCTGTGCGGTGAGCAACGACATGGGCATCTTCTAGGGTTCTACAATTTCTATCTACAAAAAACTCTTCTGGCGGAACACTCTCTATCTTTAAACATCCTGTTGTTTCTTTGCGTGATACTTTAGCAGAATGGACAGGCGTTTCTATTTCAACGCCTTGTTCATCCATACTCATTTCCTGCTCTACTGTATGCTCAAGAACCGTTACATCATCATCTTGCACCAAGAACGTGTATTCATCATCGTCTAAGTTGGTGTAAGTATATATTTCTGCGGTGGGCATTTCTTCCCAATATGCTTTTACTATGCCTTGCTTTTTGATTAGAGCATCGTGGAAAGCATCGTTTAGCACTCTATAACCGTTGCTTCTCTGAAACTCATAATGCACATAATCTGTGGCTTGCTCTGCCATATTTACATCTTCTGGGCCATGCGGCATGAACTCTACAGGCTTTGCAGTGCTTAGAAAAACACGCATCAATGATGGTTTAATCGCACGCACCGTATCTCGAACCTTAGTAGCGACTACTTTGCTTCGACCATCCTCGTAGCCTATATCTACCTCACCATCGTAGTAACGTTGCGATCTAATGCGATCTTCTGATATTTCGCTTTCTACAAAGTCTACTGCATCATCTATAGCGTTTTGAACAATAGTCTCGATTTCGCCTTTGCTTTTTTCTTTAAGTTCCATCTGTTACTCCTGTCCTAAACCTGACAACATACCTTGTGAGGCTAATAGTTCTAGTGCTTCATCTCTGCTAATTTTATCAGGCGAACCACCCAATTTTACTGTGTCTTGTAAATTTTTAACTGCGGTTCTTATCCTAGCATCACCAAGAGACTTTGCACCGATAGAGGCCGCAGAAAGACCTAAGAAAGCAGGGTTCATACTAAACATGATTATGTTCATATATGCCATTAGACCATTACCGCTTGGAGCCATCTTACCTGCAAGCCGCAATATGTTATCTGCGACCCTACCATCTACGATTTGCTGCATAGCTCTTATCTCTGGGTCATCAAAGAATGAAATCTTGGTGGGGTTGTCTAATATTTTTTGTATAGACCTACGATAAGAGTTTACAACATTACCGCCAGAACCAGATACTTTTCTTTGGTTTTGTAGCAAATTAACTTCTTTTTCTAAAATCTTCGCTTTATTTGCACGCCTACTTATTTGCCTAGCTTCTTTTAACTTACCAACTTTGTCAGTAACCTTAGTTATTTCGTTTTCCATTGTTTTCATCATATCAATCAAAAAAGGCTCTTTTTTGCCTTTTTTAGTATTGTATAAATCACTTATTCTTCTTTTGGCTTTATCATATTGAGCTAATGTAATGCCGCCTTGTGATGAAGCCTTTATTTCTAACTCTTTTAAAAATTTTCTTGCCTTAACAAAAGTTTTGTCTGTTAATGCAAAAGCACCTCTGCTTGCAGCTGTGTTCAAAGCCTCATCAACCATATATGCAACATCAGTTCCGCTCATTGCTGGCCCTGCTTCGTCAACTTCTTTATATGCTAATTTTTCTTTGGTTTTTAAATCTTTTACAGTAGGTGGTTGTTTTCGATTTGTAAGCATATTTAAGGTTTTATTAGTAAAGTTAGTAGTTTTCACACCCACAGTAGGAGCCAATAAAGCCGCCCCAACTCTTGCGTATGGCTCAAGATTTGTACCCTCAGTTGCTTGACCCGCAACCTCGCTACCTGTCGCCGCTACTGTAGATAAAGCCTGTCCTTTTGTAGTAAGACCTGCTTTCTCTATACCTTCTGCAAGCTTTTCTGTTCTTTGCGCTCCCGCTCTTTTAGCTAAAGCTTTTGCACCTTTACCTATTCCTCCTACAACACCACCACCTGCTCCAAACTCACCGATTGTACCTGCTAATCCGGCGGCTCTACTATCACCTCGATAGTCTATTAATTCATCTGCACCTATAGCTTCTGTCGCGGCGTCAATGCCTCTGCCAGTAAACGTATCAAGAACGGGTATATTATAATCTTCATCCGCAAGACCAACAGCTTGCAAACCTTCTTGGCCTAATCTAGCAACACCTCTTAAGGCCATCTCTGGCAACTCTAAAGCACCCAAAGCACCTCTCGCCGCTCCTGCTAACGCAGAGCCACCAACCTCGCCAACGCTACCAAAAAGCTCTCTGCCCTCTTCCTCAGTGGCTTGCTGTCCACCTTGGGATGCAAAGAAACTGTTTGCAGTTGCCTCATCTGGAAACTCTATTAGGCGACCATCTCCTGCGTCTACCACAATAGCCATTATCTTATAGCCTCTACCTTACCAGTTTCGGGGTTAAATCTGTGCGTTGCCGTTGATGATGAGCCACCGCCACCACCGCCTTGGCCTTTTCTAGCCTTAACTTGTCTATCTAATTCTGTTCCTCTTAAATCTTTTCCTTCAGAATAATATGCCATCGCAATAGGGTCTTGCTCAACCATACCCATAATCTCATCAATTCGTTTTAAGTTTTTAGTTAATAATTCTGGACTTAAGTCTTGCTGTATTGCGCCATGTGCGGCCATCAATAAGCCAAGTTCTACGTTACTTACGTTACCTAGCGCACCACCAGTTTTACTTGCTTCACGCATTTCTTGTAGTCTGTTAAATGCCACATTTGACTGCACAGATTTTAATAAGTTCTTAACGTTTCTAGCAGACTGTGATGGAGTATAATCTGCGGCAAACTTACCTAAAACGCCAGTTGTGCCAAGTATACTTTTGTCATTTTCTATAGCATCTAATACCTGGTTAACACTTATGCTTATGCCAGTTCTCTTTTGCGTTTCTAATTGGCCTTTTTCTCTAAGAGCTTTTTGTCGCTCTTCCTCTTCTATGGCCGCTTCACTTCCGCTTATAGGAACCATCTTAATGTCTGTTATTCCACCACCTTCACCTTTTTCAAACTCATACCTCATGCCTTTGTCTGGTTTTGGTAAGCTTGATAATAGTGCGGTCTCCTGGCTATAAATATCTCCGCCACTAGCTATAAATCTTTGATATTCTGGTGTGCCAGGCGTAAACCCTGCCGCTACAGCGTTTCTAATCAATGCAGTGTCTTTTGTTTTTTCTCTTTCAAAATCTATCTGGTCGCGTTGTAACTGCAATATTTGATTGTAGGCTTGCTGCCCAGTTAAAGCACCAGTTTCTACCATACCCGCAAGTTGGTTGCCCATATCGCTGTCAAGACCTCGCAAATACTCAACAGTTTTGTTTTTCGCTCGATTAGCAGTACGCTGTTGCTCAATCGTTTGTAATCTGGCGTCTAAACCAGGGTCTGGCCTTAATCTCATTTGGTTAAAACCAGATGCTAAAACTCCGCTTAATGCACCAGCTACGTCACGAAAATCTCTTTCTGCCATTTAACTAACCCTACATTCCATATATCTTCATCCCAGCTTCTGCGCCCATTGTTAAATAATCCATTAAGCCAGGTTGGTATGTTTTTGTTTCACCTTGAGTGCCTTGCGTTAAACCTGCTCCACCAAACAATGCGGCTAAACCTTGTTGTGGTGCAGTGGTATATCCTTGATACTGGTTTTTGGCTGCATCAATTAAGCCTTGCATCGCTGCTTGTTGCATTGCGCCCTGTTGCAACTGTTGTTGCTGTATGGATTGGCCATAACCAAACGCTTGACCACCTAAACCTGCTAATTGACCTGCCGCTCCTAATTGAGCCGCCCTATCTGCTTGTGCCGCACCTAAAGCAGTATTAAAACCCTGTTGCCTCATTCTGTTTGCTTGGTCAAACATTTGTTGTGTATAACCCTTTGCCATTTCTGCTTCAGCTATACCATGCCTAGAGCCACCAAATGCATTTGCCGCAGTTGCTTGTGCGCCTAGCATATTTTGTGCATTTAATGCTTGGCTTCCTACATCTCTAAGAGTTTGCTGCACAACCTGGCTTTCATATGGGTTTTGGTAGTTTCCCATGCCTTGTGCTGCAGTTTCGTTTAATCCTTGCGCTGTTCTACCCATAGCCCCAATTTGAGCTTGAGCCGCAGCCTGGTATGGATTTGCCGCCATTGCGGGATTTGCTGAAGCACCCATGTTACTTACCCTTCCTTCCACCTTGCATTTCTAATGCTACTGGCCGTTGTGCTGGGGTCCTGGACCCAGGTGTACCCGTTGCTGGATCTATAGTAAAACTGCCAAGATAACCTGCTTGGCCAGGACGCCTTACGGCAAGCTCACTTACAGCCTGGTCAAAAGCTGGCGCAGATGAATAACCCTGTATCCCGCCATCAAAAGTTTGAGCTTGTGGCATATATTGTTGACCAGTGGCGCTAGGCATTCCAAAAGCATCTGCCATTTGGTTTGTGCCTTGAAATGCCGCTTGCTGTTGTGGAGAAAACGCCGCAACGTCTGGCCCATAATATGGAACATATCCTAATGCCGAAACATCTTGCGCCATACCAACGCCTTGTTGAAGCGCTTTTTCTGCAAAAGCTGGCATTGTTACATCTGTATTTTGACGACCGCCTTTACCACCACCGCTCATCTTATATCTCCTTTTGATATGAGGCGTGCAGTGCTTCCCACCCATGCGCCCTTAAAGGTTTCTTCCATCCAAAACGACCTGTAATCGTTAATGCTTCACATTTATAATGCTTTGCCCAGGCTGTAACATCATCATGCATATCTAACAACTGATCTAGCTCTCCACCGCCTAAAAACACGTTTAACACCTTTTTTCTTGGATATACCACAATTTCTGTAACAATGCACCCCCTTGGGCTAGGCCATAATTGCATACGACCCTCGATAATACCTTCCGCTATATCCTCAAATATATGCGTACCGCCACTATACTCCAAAGCCGCCTCAATCCAAGGGCGGCATCTTTCTAATTCGTTAACTTGCGTATCTTTAGGCATTTACCATGTAGCTAGTGCTACCCTCTTCCAAATTGCGCTACTTCCATCATAATCGGCAACACAAATATAAATATAATTTGTATCCCAGGCTATCATTCCAGTTACATCGCCTACACTACCAGTATTTGCACTAGGAGTAGGTTGTTTTGTTGCAAGCTGTCGAAAAGCATTATCGCTCGATACAACTGCATATTTTTTAGTTTCATCCCACAATATAACGCCATTTTCTGATGGGTTATCGTCTGATGATTTAAAGTACAGCTTACCTAAATTACGCTGCAAATAGTTTGTAAGCTGTCTGCCCCACTGAGAAAGGTCTTGGCTTATAACTGGTAAAATAGGTGCAGGCATTAACGTGTACCCCCTATTGTAGCTTCAAGCCTCATTATACCTACACGCCAATCCGCAGGACGCACACCTGTCACCCTCATGCGAACTTGCCTACCACTAAACCTAGCGTCTGTTGGATTAGCAGGCGTAAATGGGCCATGTGATGTTTCTGTATCGTTAGGATGATACCTTGTTTTGAAGGTCATACTTACATCACCTTGCGTAACCTCATCAGGAATTACTGACGTAACGTACATAATATTTTCGCCTGTTCCTGCAGATATTGGTCCTGTTTCTGCAAAAATAGCACCGCTATCCACGTTATAACCGACTTCGTGTTCTTTTATATTTGCGTGTGTACCGTCATAATCTGCCATGAATGGGTATCTAAATACGCCTCTAGCCTCGCCAGATGTTCTCGATAATTCACCAATCATCCAGTGATTTTCGTTGTAATCATAAGCAACATAACGATTTATTTCTATACTGTCGCTAGAAGGATAAAACCACCAAACTTCACCATATTGAGGTATACCCATAGCCCATATTTTAGTTTGCTGAGAAGTGTTAATGTCACCAAATATATAATCATGCACATCGCACTTAATAGTTTGTACTGTGTTACCATTAAACAAAAAGAAATTTTCCTGACCAATAAAGAACACGCCTCTATCAGTATCCACCGCCCCACGCATCGTGACAGTTCCGCATGATGTGCCAACACGCTCAAAACCATAAACATAAGGTGGCCCTTGATAACGTGCTGTATGGGCGTCTGTGTCCGTTAAAATAAGCGTTTGCCCTCTGGTTCTTATTGCTTGCATAATTTGCCCAGAAGTTTGTAGCTCTATATCCCCTGCCTCATTGGTAGCGGCAGGCGTCCAAGTATTTCTATCTTCTCTGTCGCACCAAGATATTTTACGACTGTTACCGCCAGAACCTAATGCAAAAATAAACCGTTCTTCTGTGACTACTAATCCTAAATTAGATAATGGTGCATTAGTTATAGGCGTAGCAACGGTTGCTAATTTTAAAGATGTTTCAGTTACATTTACATTTTGCTCTGCATTACTTGCAGGATAAATTTGTATCGTAATGCCAGTATCGTCTGTGTCGAACCTATAGAAACTATTTCCAATAGGTAAAGTTTTATCAAGTAAGACTGTCGTAGTTGTTGTGCCTAAAACTTTAACTTTTAATGACGGTATTGTTGACGCATCACTATCAGCATCGGGGTCAGTTACATTTATTGTGAAATGATATTTAACACCGTTAGTTAAACCAGTTATAGCTTGCTGTAAATTAGCAGCCGTTGTGCCTGTCCACTTGGCCTCACCACCACTTATAGCCCAACCAGTTCCTAGCGTCCAATCTGTTCCTGCCGAAAAACTGTTATTAGTTATAAGCTCAGAGCCGCTAGAAACACCTAATCCCCACTCTAAAAGCCTACCATCATCATAATGACAACCTACCATAAGTTCGCCAAAATTATCTAAACTCCAAAACGTAGCAGGCTCAGGAATGGCATTTGCAAGTTGCTGTCTTGGCGTACCCCAGAAACCAACACCATAAGCACCTTTACCATACCCTGCCGACACAGCCGCATCTTTACGTCCAGTTGCTAAGTTTTGAGGTGTAATATCGTAGCACAAGCCGCCACCTGTCATAGCAACCAATGCATTATGTGAACCGCCTGCTAACCAAGTGCTAGTGTTTAGCGCTTCCCAAGCGTGCATACCTCTAATTGGCTGTAAAGCAAAATCTTGCTTTCTATCTTGCCATCCACCAATAGGACGCAACGAACCGTCTAACCATCTAACTAAACTACCTTCACGCCATCTGCCAGATTGCTCATAGTCTGTGCCTATTCGGTAAAATCCAGATGGTATGTCTAAGGGTACTAAAGTCATGTTTACGTTTTCATAATATAAGCAAGTGCATAGAAAGGTGGTCTGTTTTCGTGTGCGCTACCACCGCCTGCGTTATCGACAGACAATGTGTGAGTATGTGCGCCGCCACTAGCAATAGTTACAGTGTGAGAGTGTGCCCCTGCCGAACCTGTTGTCTTATTCAATAAGCCGTTTGGGTTCCAAGTTGTAGCGTTAAAGTCGATGTCTATGCCTGGATTTAGAGAACTTTGTAAGACATTACTATCTGTGTAGCTGTGCGTGTGCGCTCCTGCACTGTTTGTCGTTCCAGTGTGCGTGTGATTGCCTCCGCTTACCGCCGTACCAGTATGATTGTGTGCAGGCAATTCGCTAGTTGCTAGTGTCACATCATTTGCACCACCTGTTGCGCCTACGTTGTACGTTCCGCTACTATCTGCGTCTGCGTGAACGATAAACTTACCTGTTAAGTTAGGTGTGCCGTTTGTGCCATCGCATAATGCCCATCCTGTCGGTATCGTTGCAACCGTACCAGACCACATAATAATGCCACCAGTAGGCATTGCCGTGTTGATAGCTGTATCAAGTGCATCAAAGTTTGCGTTGAGTGTATTGCCCCAAGTGCTATCACTTCCACCTACCGTTGGTTTCGTTAAACCTAAATTTGCTGTCGTAGACATATTAAATTCCTTTTCTTAAACCCAACGTACCATTTTTCTAAGCATCCGTCCACGTTCCTGACGCTGCACTGTCATCCACCCATATACCTGTCGCAACACTGTCATCTGTCCATATCCCTTGGTCTTGTGCGTCATCGCTCCAAATGCCGTCACCTTCACAATATCCCACTAGCCAATAACGCTTGCCTGCAAATACAATATTAGCCCCAGAAGCATTATTATCTCGCTCGACATATGGGTCAAAGACACTCATTCAGCCTCCGCTATGGTGTTGCCGTCTTCTTTTGCCCATTCTAGAATAGCTGCGTAATGGCGGTTATCTGGGTCTAAAGGTACGCTCATTGTTACACCGTCAATGACCGCTTCAATATATGAATTTATACCATCTTCATGTTGACAATAATTCGCTGATGAAATGTTCATTTTACTAAAGCTCCGCTTCTGCATAATACTGGTAGGTGTAGCCAGAAGAATTATCTGAGCTTGTTCCTAAAAAATAGGCATACAAGTTTTGTGTTGAGGCTAAAGGTTTAGTTGATGTTGTAACAGCAGTATTTGCATTGTATTGGGATATACTTCCTGCTGTCTGAGATATAGCAGCCCTAGCAGGATAAAATGTTACTGTGGGAATAGCCCTCATATGTACAGGAAATTGTTCAGTTACCCAAGCTCTGTCATTAGTTGATTTAAGATTTATAGCATTTCTTGGCCCAAATGCCGAGTAAGTAGCAACGCCTGCATACCATTCTTCAGCAGTACCAATAGAACCAGATTTGGTAAAATACCTCTGACACCTAGCCAACTCATCCCCAAAGCTCGTATGCTCAAAGTCAGTAGCTTTATCGCCTACTTCTAACTGAACTTCAGAAATAAGAAATGTATTCCCCACCGTATCCATCCAGTTAACTGCATTAGTAGTTGAATAATTTGCTATTGTCGCTGACCAAGCATCGCTTGTGCCGCCGTTAAAATTAGAACCCCAAACAAGATTAAAACTAAGACCCAAACCTATACCGTTGTCATTTGCAATAACTCCACCAGACGAGGTTATAAAAGAAGTGCTGCCTGCTGTGGGAGTTATGGTTATTGTTTTTTTCTCCCAAGTATCAGCCGAATTAATCGTGTATTCTTTAGTAAACATATAACCTGTCGTATCTGGTTTGTATAAACCAATGGTGTATATTCCAGTTTTGTTAGACTTAACAAAAAAAGAAAGAGTAAGAGTTTTTGCAGAAGATGTTCCATATTGTAATTGTTGAAGATTTTGAGCTTCAATATAATGATCGATGCTTGCATACTGTGTCGCTGCAATGCTTGTATCAGCCGTAGTGACGATAGCTTTTAAAGAATAGCCAGTTCCGCTTGGCGTGTCTGTGGAGCGTTCTGTAGTATAAGCACCGTCAGTGCTTTCGTATATTTTCCACCTATCTGCCGTTTGATAAGTATCATTTACAGCAGTTGTAGCTGCGGTGGCTCTTTGGAAGATTTGAAATCCTCCATTAATAATGAGGTTTTTATTACTACCGCCACCGCTACCGCCTTGGCCTGCGTTGTCTGCTATGTCTCTGGCTTTAGTCATTAGTTACCTCAAGATGGTTTAGTAGGCCACGTTACATCGTCTAAGCTAGTTGCGCTTTTTGTTATGTCTCTAAGAGCCTGACGGTAGGTTGTACGCTCAGAACTCATGGTAAGGTCACTAGACGCCCACCAATCTGTTTCTGCCAAGCGTCTGTCTCGTTCTTCACGCAAAAGCCTCATTGGTTCAGCCGCTACAAGCTCGTCTTTCTTAGCTGATACTGCTGACCAAGTTGTTCCAAAGTCGTCAGGATTGGAGCTTTCTATTGCAGAGCCGTTTTCGTCTGCGCCAGTTACCTTGCGAAACATTTCGTTAAACTCTGCTTCAGAAGTAGGTTCGCCACGAAGAACCCATTCTGTTATACCTAGTTCGCTTAGTGCTGTCGATATATCTGTCATTTGCTTCTCCTACGATAAAGCTTTTATTGTTAAAATAGGTCTTTGAATTGCATTTCCACCAACACCGCCAGAGCCACCTGTTCCTCCTGTACCCTGACTTATGTATCTTCTATGGTGTATTCTGCTTTCATAAGTATTAGCATATTCTTGATACTGTAGTTTCATAGTTTTATTAGAAGTCCATGTGTTTACTTTTGCATTAGCTACATCATCTCCCTGACCAATTAATATTGGAAAATAAAACTCCCTTACACCTACACCATGCTCAGTTGTAGAATAACCAAAGGCTTCTGTTCTATCGTATATAGAAACATGAGTACCATCTATAAAAAACTTCCAATGAGAAATACCTGAGTTTTCAGTAGTTCCAAAACAAAACTGAATAGTGTAAATAACTGTTGTTGTACCTGTAGGGGGAGTATAAGCTATTTCAGAACCAGTCATGTCTGTCATAGTGGTAGTTGCATTTTGTTCTTGTGTAACATTTGGAAAAGTAATTCCTGAAACAGTTCTGCCATCACAAACACCACATATTTCTTGAAGCACAGTTCCTGCGCCTGTTATGCCTAGACTAGCCGTAGTAGGAGCATCTCCTGCGGTAGTCTGTATTTGGTCAACTTTTAAGATAGAAGTCATTGGCCTATCTCCATTGCTGTAATTGTTGACCTACCATCATCATTTGTACCGCCCATTGATGTTGAGTTATAATTTAACCAAGGCCCTCCACCACCCCCAACATTAGCAACCTTATATCTACAACTATATGTTATTTGACTTGTTGTACTTGGACTATCCAAAAAATTACCGCCCATTAAAAGAGAACCCCAATTTGTGTTACCGTGATACCAACCTAGTGTAGTTACTTTTGTACTGTCTCTGTATATGTATAGGTTAATTAATGCATTAGTTCTAACTATAGAAGTTAACATGGGCATTACTAAAATTTTACTTGAAGTTGATGATGGCGTTATATTTACGGTAAAACCATCGCCTATTGTGTACTCAGATGTTGTTGTAACTTGCACCCTCGAAGTCATAACGCCTTGCTGAACTTGAAGAACATGACCAGCAATCTGCACCCCATTGCCAGAAGTTTTTTCGTTGATTGTGTCTACTTTTAGAATACTCATTGAGCTATCTCCATAAGTACAATAGAACTTTCATCCGTTGGTGGAGTATTACCACCATAGGTATTTATTTCGGTGTTTGTACCTAAATAGTGATAAAGATAAACTTGATAAGTTATTTGTGAAGTTGTGTTAGGTGAATCAAGAAATGATTTTGCAAGACCATTATTGACAATAATTCCACTTCCACCATAGTCATATGATCTAGTTTGAGTTGGCATTAGTATTGTAGTTCCACCATCTCTAGAAATACCAAACCTTGATTGAGAATCATGACTACCACTTCTGTATGTTCTGACTGACAAAAAGTAGCTTACTAAGATTTTTGAAGTTGCAAACTTTGGAGTAATGTTTAGTGAAAGACCTCCTGCTGCATGCCATGCAGCAGTGTCTACTCTTGTTTTTGTAGTTGTTGTAACATCTTTTACTTGAATAACATGTCCTGCCGCCTGGAGCGTCTGCCCAGACGGTACGATAATCTTATTAGCGTTAGCGCCTGTCGTTGGACCCTTTAGATTTTCTACTATTAACGTACTCATATAATCACCAAGTTTCCGTTTATTGTAAGGGTTGTACCAGAAGCTACAGTCAATGGCCCTGTCGCACTAGCATTTTCTATAGCATCTATTGTTACGTCCGTGTTTAACTCTTGCTCGTTTACTCTAAAAATATCGCCTGCGTTAGTTCCAGTTGTTCCATTTTCACCTTTATAAAATCCTGCGCCTGAAGAACCGCCTACTTGAAAAGTTTGGTATGCTATGACCTCGACAATATCAGCCGCCGCCACAGCCGTTGCAAACACCACATCGGAACCATTTGTTGCAGCTACGTCCACACCCACTTGCATTTTTATGCCATTTAAAAATACGTCAACATAGTTGGGGCTGTAACCCCCTGTTGCGAAGGAAGTCTCACCGCCAGTGCAAGTAAATACATCTCGCGTCTGGGTAGCTCTGGGCGTTTCGCCTGTTGTTCCGATATAGCCTGCCATTACTGTACTATCTCCATATTATCCTGCTATTTCAAAGGCCATACAGAATGAACCCATTCCATTGTCGTTAGTATAAAAAGTACTTCCACCGCTATGCCTAAACCAATAAGGAGTATAAATGACTTCATTTGTGGTACTGGGTGTGTCATAATACATTATAGTGGTTTGACGTTGATCAGTTTCAGCGCCACGTTGACGAAATGCCTCCCTACCATTATCAACATTTATAGAAGTATATGCTCCCCCATTGATACTTCGGTAAACCGCAAACGAACCAAATGTAGCTGGTCCCACATTTAGGTGAGCGTTCATCATCCAAAGAATAGTGCTGCTTGTTGAAGTTGGAGTGATTGCAACTCTATAAACACTGTTTATTTCGGCTGGAGTGGTGGTGGTAGTGCTATTAGAAACATCTGAAATAGAACTTTTTACAGTTTGAATAATATGACCAGCAGGAGTAACTAATGTTCCTGCACTAACATCTAAGGTTGCTCCAGTTCCAATACTAAGCTTATCATTCGTTGCATCGAGTGTAACGCCTGCCGTTAGTAAGTGTGCGTCAACATCAGCGTCAGTGTAACTACTTCCACCGCCAGTAGCAGGATTTTGGTCAAACGTAACTGCTACTATTTCATCGCCTGCTTGTGCAGCGTTTGTAAGGGTTACGCTCTGTCCATCTGAGGCCTCGGTATAGTCAGTATTCCTTACCAACCTAATTCCGTTGTGGAATATGTGTATTTTGTTAGGAAGAAAACTTAACCCAGTCAGCGCAGTTGTGTTAGCTGTAAACGTAAACTTTTTTCTACGTTCAGCCGCATTTTGGTTGTTTGTTACTGAGCTAGTGTTTGCGCCTATATAGCCTGCCATTAGTCAGCCTCCGCTATGGTATTACCGTCTGCAACCCATTCAAGGACAGCTTGATAATCCAAATTATCTACGTCATTTGGTACAAAAAAAGTTTTACTACCTGAAGTAACGATAATTACAGATGTATCATTTTCAGTTCTGTTCTGATTAAATTGATATTTTGCAGAAGTAATATTCATGTTAAAGTTCCGAGTTTAAAGTGAGTGAATAGTCAATAAAGGTGGCATTTACTAATCCACCACTAGCGCCTCTCCAAAATTCGAAATTTGTTGTTTCCGTTGTATTACTAGAAGTTCCCATTAAAGCACCAGAACCACTTATAGTTCCACCTGATAACGCAGCAGTAGGAGTTGCTCTCATAGAAACTTTATGATTGAAAGGAAGTCTAGTATTTCTAGTTCCTTCAACACCTAACGCCCAATTTACAGTTTCTTGGTGATAATACCTCTGGCATCTAGCCAAATCATTCCCAAAGCTCATATGCTCAAAGTCCGTAGCCCTGTCACCGACTTCTAATTGTATCCCAGTGATTTCCCATACATTACTTGCACTATCT